GATCCCAATCAGATCCCCACTCATTCTCCTTCTGGATGCCAACCATTCCAGTAGCTGCACCTGTAACTGCAAACTCGGCATACATTTTTGATCCACTGGGAACAACTAGTGTAGACGATACCATTGTATCCTGCTGAACGGTTCCTTCAGGAGTCGCTTTCAAATTTCCTTCGCTTAATGTTGCATCAGCATTCTTTTGAAGAGGATTTAATGTTGAAAAATTCCCAAAATCATTCTCAGCATCATTAGTCGGGCTGTCGTTGCAAGCTGTCGGGGAGCCGCTTGGCGTATAATCAAAACTGCCATAGCTGTCTGTACCGGCAGCGACATCGACGCCGCCTTCAAACTTAAAGCCGTTAGTGCCGGGAGTTAAATCGGAAATATCGTTGATCTGCCAATAGCCATCAGCGGTTACTTCGCCATAATTCGTGGGATCATAATTAACATTATTGAAGAAAGCGACCCGTGCAATATAGCCATCCCATTTATATTTATTACTCACCCCGTTGTAACGGAATGCACCGATGTTGTGGTAGGGGTAGGTTGCGCTGTCGTTAAAGCGTGAGGCTGTACCGCTTGTGGGTGCGCCTTCGGTGTCCCAAGCTGTGATACGAGTGCCATTGACATAGAGCCGCATCCGGTCTGTTACTTCGGCATTATCACTATCCCACTCAATATCAATTTCAAAATAAGCGGCTAAGTCCCTTGACTTGAGGGTGGTGTTCCAAGTGTAACCACCAATGCCTAAGTTTATTTTTTGGGCAGTGGCACCGTCTGTAATGCGAAGACTATCGCCATCGGTATTGGAATTTTGAGAAGCACTAAATAAGGCATACCACTGACCATCAGAGTTGGCAGGGAACATTCCACGCTTGATAATAAAGTGAGCAGACCACTTAGTTTTAGAGCCATCTACTGTAATGGTTTTCTGCAACTGGTCATCATTGGCACTATCAAACAGCGCAGAGCCTTCAATAATGACGTAACCGCCACCGCCACCTGCTGCTACTGCTGCCATTAATAAATTATTTTGAAACATTAACTATATTCCGTCGATAAGATTGCCTGAATATTAGTTGTGTCCTGAACAATATAATCTATGCGGTCAATAGCTGCTGCCGCTGTACTTAAAGTGGGGGCAGTTCCACCAATAAAGTCCCAATACGTCCCATAAGACATTGTGCGACTTCCTGTGCCATCCTGTACTACAAAAATACTTCCAGTTTGCCCCGCAACTATATTACTGGGATTTTCTAGTGCAGCATTATGCGCCAGAGTAACTGTAAAGTTCTGGTTCGCCGCAAAGTCAGGAGTAATGCTCGTAGCAGAAGTTAGGGTTCCTATATCAGCTACCGCAGATTTGGCTATATGAAGCTGTACGCTGGGATTTGCTACCCCTATCCCAAGATTTCCGTTGGATTCGAGGCGCATCTTCTCAGCCGCCGTAGAACCACCTTCCATAAGATTAAAAGTGAAGTCGAAATCTTCAGCGGTGCTGGAAACATCAGTTGTTACAGCCTTGAGAACCGCACCGATTTCATTATTTGCTGCTGCCGTTTCAACAACAAAATCCAGACCGGCACCAATTCCAGCGGCTGGAGTGCCGCTACTTGTTCTTGTTACGGATAAGGGGCTTATAACTGTGGTTGTGCCAGAATCCTCCTTTTTCGCAGTAACACCACCTTCTGCTGAAAGAACACCGCCACCTGTTATTCTTGCAACTTCTGCCGCTGTTGCACCAGCCGTCATATTTTTAAAGACGAGATCAAAAATTTCCGCCGTACTACTTACATCCGTCGTAACAGACTCAATCACACTTCCTATTTCGTTATTCGCAGCGGCAGTTTCTGTTATAAATTCAATCCCGGCACCAATCCCAGCAGCAGGAGTTCCACTTGAAGTTCGTTTAACAGTCACAGGATTAAGAACCGTAGTGGTTCCGCTATCTTCTTTTGCCGCCGTAATACCTGCCGAAGCCGTAGCCGCACCTGTTAGAGTTGACGTAGTCGCAACCGAAAGAGAACTTCCCAGTGTAGCCGCGCCATCTATTGCAGCAACGCCTGTGCATTCAAGTGTTGCTATCTGTAAATCATTCAGGGCATTTGCAACAACTGCCCCAGAACCCGCTCCATCACAAAAAACAGCAGCGTTCTTACCGTTTTGAAGCGTCACATCTGCTCCAGAACCTTGGCTAAATACCAAACTATACGGACCACTTGATCCCGCATCCGTTGTTGCATTTTCAAAAATAAACCACGCCGTAGTCGTATTTGGAGCAATTGTTATTGTACAAGCCTGACTAAGAGCACCCGTAAATTTTATAACGCGAAACATCCCGTCCTGAAGATTTTCCGTTCCGGCACCAGGAGAGGCTTCTCGAACCGTTAAGGTAGCCGTAGAAGCATCTGAAAGTGCAACCGCTTTATAAGAAGTTATCCTATCTAAAATATCAAAGTTGAAATTTGTCGTAGCCCCCCAAGTCCCTGATTGTTCGCCAGTGGCGATTTCCTCAAAGCCAAAGTTTGTTGTAAATGTAGATACCATAATATTGCTCCTATGCCGCTATATCTATCCAGATTGTGCCACTTGCTGTATCAATATCACTCCAAACCATTGGAGTGCTAACTGATCCAATTGCTTCCACTCCTGTAACACTAAACGCCACCCCTTTTCCTACACTACCTATTGCACTCGCCGCTTCAACCCCTGTTGGACTTACTGTCGTACCCAAACTAAAGGTCGAAGTTCCAATAGCACTTGCCGCTTCAACCCCAGTAACCGCTACCGTATTAACTATAAGAATAGAAACAGTACCAATAGCTCCTGCCGCTTCTACTCCGGTAACCGTTACTGTCTTTGGAATTGAAGCAACTGCCGTTCCTATGGCTGCTGCCGCTTCAACCCCTGTTACTTCTACTGGCGCGGGTTCACCCCAAGTACTGCTTCCCCAAGTACCACGGCCCCACCCAGCCACATATGCCATTATGCTAACCGAATAAGCGCATTATTCGCGTCATTAGCAGGATATTGAATGGTGAAATCCCCAGCACTGGAAGATTTATCACCCCCAAAATCTAACACACAAACAGTAGGATAAGCAGAATGGTTTACATCACCACCAGTCCCTGCTGTACTCAAAGTACTATTGTAAATCATCGCGCACCTTGCACTGGAAATAGTAGATGTGGACCAAGTCGTATCTGCAAAATCCAGGAAGGCAGTTGGAGTGCTACCACTGTTATCAGCTAAACCCAAAGTTACACTTGCCAAAGCCGCTCCTCCGGCTGAATAGGCCGTCCCGGTCACTTCATTAGTTGCCGTATATGCAGTGAGATCCTCATTTGCATCGGTACGACTGGATGTAAACATCGCAATCTTAAAAGTATCCGCTGCAATCGAACTTGCCCCAGTTCGTGAATGAGACATCCAGAAATGAATCCCGGCGGTTATCTCTTTCTTGTACGATCCGCACATTGCTTGGTTAATCGCCATCTTAAAGTCTCCTTATAATCTCTGCGATATCATCATGGCCCTGTTTTTTCATCAAAGCCCAAATAGTTGTTCTTTCACTTTGCGCCATTTTACTCATGTAGTAAACCAAAATCCTTTTTATATCGTTTCTAAAGGCTAAAGCCTGTTCTTTTATAGGAGAAGGCGTACTCTCATTTATTTGCATAATTTTATTTAATGCCATTTCAGCCATTTGCTCTGGACCATGCCCTCCATTTGTAGATGTAAAAACTTGTACCTTTCCTATTTTACCAGAACCAGTAGCTTCTAACATTTATTGAACAGGTCTTCTTATTTTATCATAACGATACTCTTCCTGAACTTGCTTTGCTTCACCAAGATTCTTTAATGTTTGAAGAGCTTCGATATATCGATCATTGTATAATTTAAGTAAATCAGGTTCACCTTTCATAAATGTGTATGCTTCTACTAAAGAACCATAAAGTAGGGCTATTTGAGCATTATCCCCTAACCAACTTGTCCCATCAGAAGTTGCTGTAATTGAAGCTGGTCTATAAAAATAATGGAGTTCCATAGTATACGTATCATCAGGAGTAGGTGCTAAAAGAAAAGCTGTATCATCCCAATTTGCATAATATTCAGGGGTACCAGTAGTGGCCACTGCATTTGGTGTAAAATCCTGAAGAAAAGTTAAATGTTTTAAAAGAAGAAAAGTTTGAACATTACTGCTTATATAACTAAGAGAATAAGGAGCTAGAAAATCTGCAGGTTTTGTTAAAAACTTAGTACCCGAAGCTGCTGAACCAGTTACATATCTACGAAAATCTTCTAATTGAACTTCTTTTAAAATACGCTCTTCTGCATTTAAAATAAATCGTGCTAGTTGACTCGTGAATGTAGTTTCCGTATTTTGAGTATAATCTTGAATAGCTGTTTTAAGTGTTGTATAGGTATATGCCATTTTACGGACTCACTGTAGTAGGACCAGCAGAAACTGTATCCCCTCCTCCCCATATATCACCAGTTCCAGCTGTGCCAGTTGAAACTGTAAAAGTATAAAAATCATCATCAACTTTTGTAATAGAATATCCTGCAGCAAGTTCAATGGTTGCCGCTAAAATACTATCAACATCACTAGCTTTACGAAAACGTACCGTATCTCCTGTACTTCTACCATGTCCAGGAGATCGTACTGTAAGTATCGCTGAACCTGATGAACCTGATTTAAAAGGATTGTTCTGTAATAAAACTTCTACAAGGGGTTCTTTTCTATCTGAAGCAGCATGCTGTAAAGCTGTCGGGTCAGCGATATATCTTGGAGGAGTTAATTGTGGTTGTTTTTCTTCAAATTCCGAAATATCAACTCTAGACCCCTGCCATTCAATACGCATTCGAGGATAAGGGAAAGCCACTCCACTTCTATCTGAAATAAACATAGCGTATCTTCCGCTTGCAAAAGCCACTATGTTACCCTCAAGAAAGAAGCAAACGGTACAAGATTCAATGAAACTTTTTGTGTATCCTCTAGAAAAGCATTACGAAAATCTTCATCATAAACCGCTTTTAATATCGAAAGCCGATCTGGTTGCTTTTTCATTGCTATATGATAAGCTAATCCAGAAGTTAAGCAGGGTAAAAATCTAAACGGAATGTCTGCGTCATCTACAGCAGCATCAATGTCTTGAATTCGGACGAACCTATTATATACAATCTGGTCAGTTGAATTTTCAGGTGCTTGAAAAATTGTAATCGTAGGAGTAATCAACCTATTGAAATAAAACTGACTTGTTCGTCCTTGGGTATTTTTATTAGGAATATTTAAATAAGACGCTCGAGCTATCGGGTCAATTGATTGATCAACATTATCTCTACGACTAACAGCTGATAAAATATCTATAGTTGACTGAACATCACTAAGGTCTGGATTAGCAGAAATAGTAGTAGTCGCACCACTACTAGAACCTGTAATAGTTTCAGCGGCTGTAAAAGAACCAGAAGGTACGGTAATTGTAATTGTCGTTGATGTTGGTTTAGTAATAACTGAAGCTGTTACTTCACTCGTAGCACCTGTTATAGTCTCTCCAATTGTAAGACTTGTTGAACTTCCTACTGTAGCTGTTATAGTACCTGCGGGATAAGTAAGAATTGCAGAAGAACTGGATAATTGGGCTACTGTTTGAACAAGCTCTTCTACTTTCCAAAGATTTATTCCTTTATTGGCCCAATCAGCAAACATAAGATTTAAAGAACGGCGAGCTGTTCTAGCATCGTATCCCGTTCTTAATTCAAGGCCACAACGTTCAAATGCCTCTTCTATGATTTCTGTAGCATTAATATTAAAATCAGAAGAACCAGAAGTGGCCATCTTACGCTATCCGAGTTTTATAAAGATTGAACTTATCTCCCGTAACCGTTATCTTCTTCTTAGACAAAGGCACTGATTTAGAAGTAACTTTCTTTTCAATCTTAATACCAACTGCTTTATCAAGTTTCTTCAAATCAATACTCCTTGATACACTCCAGAACTACGGTATAATCATCGCCAGCGGCATGTCCTACTGTAGTGAATCTAATATCTCCAGTAGGACTAGTAGCACTATTTACCAAACCACCAAAAGACGAATAATCAAAACTACCTTGGTAATCTGTTGGTAGCACTACAGCTATTACATCTGTGCTAGCATCCCATAAAATATTTAATTCAAGATTTGTCGTACTAAACCATATTTTATTAATACGGACTCCTGTACAAGCAGTGCCATCCTGGAGAGTCGATAAGCCAGAAACATCTATTGCCATAACTGCACTCTGACCAGTGTCAGCGTGAGTGTACGAAAAAGATTTAACTAACTTACGAGGACCATCGTCAATGACTTTTTCTACAAAAGTATCAGCCATCTAGTTCACTCCTTAATTTCTCCACGTAAAACCATCGCTTTATGTTCAGCACTTCCTTTAGGAGGTTTAGGCCGTTTAGGAGATTTAGGCCGTTTAGCTGGTTTTTTCGTTGAAGACTTTTTACTTGCCCATGCCTCATTTTGAGGTGTAGACGGATCATCGCCAACAAACTCGCCCGATTTTGTTCGTGCTCTAGTTTTAGCCATGTTTCACCTATTATGGTTGTTTATTGTATTGAGTCATACCATCCGTGGAACGCTGTGCTACCGTCAAGAGATAATCACAATCGACCTTATTAGCAGTAGCTTCACCAGCTACAGCAGCAAACCACGTAGTCATTTGAGAAGTGGGGATGTTATCCGTAGTCGTTGTAACCAGCTTCCGGTCAACATAAAATTCCACTTGCGAAGTACCACGAACAACAAAGCCCAATCTACGATCACCACTAATCGTACTCCCGGAAACGGAACCATCAGCCATGTCTACACCAGTATCTGTTTTAGTTTCGGTGCCTCCACTGTCACAAACAGCATAAATATCTGCTGCTTCATCCACAATCAAAAATCCTATTTGG